TTTACTTTCTGTTGAAGCATTGAATAAGAAATATAGCTATGGAAAAAGATTTATACAGAGATTATTGAATGAAAATAATCTCAGACATAAAATTAATATTACCTACTCCGAACAGGATGAAGACTGGCTCATATATTCTAAATTAGCACGTCGATTAACAGGAACGACTATGAGATTTTATAATCTATTATCGCCAGAAGGATATCAGTGGGATCATAAAATTAGCATCTCAGACGGATGGAGGATGAAAATTCCTGCCGAACTGATAGCCAGCAGGAATAATCTTGAATTGGTAGAAACAGAATATAATTTAATGAAAAGTAATAAATCGTCTATCTCGAAAGAAGATTTATATAAGTCATTTGGGATTTAATCTTCTCCGTAGAGTCCTAGAATTTTTCCTACAATCGGATCTCTTTCTACATGACAACGAGAAAAATAACATACACTAATATCGCTATCAGCTTTTGGTAATTTCTTTAGAAAATCCTCTAATCCATTTTTCTCAAATCCACGATCATGCTGTTTTAAGTCACCAGTAACAATCATCGAACTACCTTCACCTAATCGAGTCAATACCATTTTCATCTGTTCAATGGTGGTATTCTGGGCTTCGTCGACCAAGACGTAAGCATGTTTAAATGTTCGACCGCGCATAAATCCTAGTGGTGCAATTTCAATAATATTATCAGCCAACATACGTTGAGTTTCTGCAAAACCATAATATTCTTCGAATACATCAAAAATTGGACGAGTCCATGGTTCCATCTTAGCATTTAAATCTCCTGGAAGAAATCCATGTTTTTCATCTACACTAACAGCAGGACGAGTTAGGACAATTTTGGTTATTTCTCCATTTCTTAATGCCTGAATAGCACGAAGAACTGCCAACATTGTTTTACCAGTTCCAGCTGGACCAACTGCAAAGACCATTCTCTTTTCAATTAATGCTTCGACATAATCTTCTTGTGCTACATTTCTAGGAATCATTTCAATTTTTTTATATCTATTTCCTAATTTAACGACATTTGTTTCATCGGACAAACGAACATTAGGCGTTTTTGACGCTTCTTTACGATTTCTTCTCAAAGTTATACTCCTGATGGATTTTAATGGATGCAGAGACTCTCTGAAAACAAGAGTTCTGTGGTTGAATCGTCGATAATAATATCGAGTGTATTAGCATACAGGAATATTTATGATTTTAAAGCTAGAGAAATAGTTTATATTTAATTTTCTAAACTTTATCTAACTGTCAATATTTAGATAAATAATCAAAAGTAAGGAAAAACATGTCAACTGATTTAGATTCTATCAAGAGAACACTTGTAGCAATATCTAATGGTGATACCATTTTGGATACATTGCTCGAATTTGAGCGCACACTTGATAATGCTGAAATATTTGCTTATAAGAATTGGATTCTTGGAGAACTTGTTGAAGGTCCCGATATTGGTAGATATTTTTATAAGACAGTATGGATGTTTCCATATAAGATGATGCCCGATCCAAATGCAGGTTTAAGATTAACCAAGCTCGGAGCTAATGTAAATTTCAGAAAAGGTAATTTTAAACGTCCTGTCAAGGTAAAGGGACCGGAAGATTGGGTAGATCCACAAACAAAGCGCGCCAAAATGGCCGAAAGTGAGGTTTGGTTGGTAACAATCGAATTACCACTTAAATATATCAATCATGGATTGCAACAGAATGATGATATTATTCAGAAAGATATCGAAAATACAATGCAGGAAATTTCCGATGCCTATGATGAAGAATTTCCAGAGGAATCTGTACCTCAAGATATGATGCAAGGTCAAGTGCCACCTGATCAAGGAATGGGTAACATGGGAAATATGAGTCCCATGGGCGGACAACCACCTATTGAGGGACAACAATGAGCTTAAAGAATGGTGACCTAAATGGGACAATATTGCCTGAAGTTTCAATTGATGAATTTGAACCAAAAGCAGGTGAAGAAAAGGATGTTATTGTTGTTGCCTTTTATCTAACAGATAAAGATCCGGCGGATGATTTAAATACATTCATTCAACGAAGTTATATTGATACATTAGATGTTGAAGTAAGTCCTAGTACCGATGAAGAAGGAAGATATCTTGTTTTTGTTGAAATGTCAAGAGATGAAACTTTTCCGGGAAAATTTGCAGCGTTATTAGATGATGTTCTTAATACAACCGGTCCAATGGATTGGAAAATTAGAACCTATTATTCGGGAAAGACAGAATTTGAGTTAAGCGATCCGGATTTATTAAATTTCTTAATTTTAGATCCAGAACAATATGTACCAAAGGATAAATTTGAAATGGATAACATTAACGAAAGCATTAAGGAATTTTTCAAAGAGTCCTTTGCCACAAATTTGACAGTAGAGCAGAATACTATTAAAATTAGTCATAATGGCCGAAGTATTGTAGCTGACGTTATTGATGTTGGTGAATATGATACGGTTGTTGGACGAAATTTTTTGAAGGAGTCTGCATTCGGACTATCAAATATTCCGTATGAAGCTAAAATTCTACAGAGTATGATAGGATATGATGTACTTCCTTTAGGAAATTATCTTGTTGTCAATGGAGATGATAAGATTATGTTATTGAAGAACACACAATTAACCTATTAGGATTAAGATTGGCTAAAGATAGAGAAGATATTATTGTAATGCGCGGTCGGGTAACAGATACCAATCCCGGCGCACGTTTCAAAGTCCAATTAGAAAACGGACACACACTAAACGCTGTTATCAGTGGAAAAATTAGAAAAAATAACATTCAAATTTTGTTAGATGATGAAGTCGAGGTTGAAATGAGTGCCTATGATTTATCTAACGGCAGAATTACCTATAGATTTTAAACAACACTATGAGCAAGAAGGATTATTACGAGATCCTCGGCCTCGCTAAAACCGCTTCTGAGGATGAAATTAAGAAAAGCTACCGAAGGTTAGCTATGAAATATCATCCTGATCGAAATCCCGGTGATAATACAACCGAGGAAAAGTTTAAAGAAGCAAAAGAGGCGTACGAAATACTTAGCGATCCTGCTAAAAGAAGTCATTATGACCAATTTGGTCATACCGATGATTTTCAGCACGCCCAGAATAAATCGGGAACAAGGACCTGGACATTTACTCCCGGATCTAGTAATGAGTTCAACGATGTATTTGCTGAAATTTTTAAGAATAATCCACATATGGAAGATATCTTTGGTGGATTTACAGGAAAAACTCAGCGTAACAGTTTTAAGATATTTTCAATTTCATTGAAAAATGCTTATACCGGTTGTACTCTACAGGTTTCTCCTACTACCACAATTAGGATTCCAGCTGGAATAAGATCTGGAACTAAATTTTATCACGAAAACGAAATATATCGTGTCGATATTCTGCCCGATACGAAATTTAAAAGATCAAACGATGATCTTTTAGTTGATATTCAAATAAGCTCTATTGAAGCCATACTCGGCCTGGAGGCTGTACTTGAGCATTTGGATAGTGCTAAACTACAATTTAACATACCGCCTTATGTCCAGCACGGACAGGTGATACGTTTAGCAGGTAAGGGTATGAAAAATCCTGAATTTGATAGATTTGGTGATTTACTAGTTAGACTAACTGTAGTAACTCCTAAATCCTTGACTGAGCAGGAACTTTCTGCTCTTAAGAGTGTAAATCATAGAGATAAAATCGACATTTAAGGAAGCATATAGATGAGTACCAAAAAAGTTGAGAAGATGATCGAACGAGCAGTGGGAATTGCAAACGACAATAACCACGAATACGTAACATTAGAACATATTCTCCTTTCCTTATTGCAGGAAAAAGATATCAATGAATTGCTATTGTCTGCTGGCGGACAACCTGCAAAGATTAAAACCGAACTTATTCAGTTTTTGGGTGATCCTTCTTTTAAGAAGCCAGATACTCTTAAAGATATTCCGGCCAAACGTACCGCAGCATTGAATAGAACATTTCAACGTGCTTTGACACAGTTGGTATTTAGCGGGCAGAATGAATTAAGCAATGAATCTGTATTGCTTAGTATTTTGTGCGAGGAACAGAGCCATGCATGTCATTTCTTGCATAAACATGGCGTTGATAAGGAAAAAGTTATCACGCAGCTTCGAAAAGCAGGCGAAAAACAGGGCGCAGAAGAGAATCCATTAACGCAGTTTGCAAGGAATCTCAACAAAGAAGCGACAGACGGAACCATTGATCCGGTTATTGGTAGAGAAAAAGAAGTTATCGATACCATTGAAATCTTAGCACGCAGGAAGAAGAACAACGTTATTTACGTTGGCGAACCTGGTGTTGGTAAGACGGCACTTGCCGAAGGCCTTGCATTAAAGATTGTTAAGAAAGAAGTACCGAAGGCATTGCAAGATAAGGTTGTTTACAGCCTGGATCTTGGTGCATTGCTTGCAGGTACTAAATTTCGTGGAGATTTTGAAGAACGCCTCAAGGGTGTTCTTGATCAAGTTAAGAAACTTGGTAATTGCATCATGTTTATTGATGAAATTCATATGATTCTTGGTGCTGGTTCTACAACCGGTAGTCAAATGGATGCAGGTAATCTGTTGAAACCAATGTTGGCCAAAGGACAATTAATGTGCATTGGTGCAACAACGTATGATGAATTTCATGAACACTTTGAAAAAGACAAAGCACTTCTTCGTAGATTCCAGAAGTATGAAATCAATCAACCTTCTGCAGAAGAAACTAAACTAATCCTAGCAGGGCTTGTTAAGCATTATGAAACATTCCATAATGTAAAATACGACGAAGGTGTTACCGACCTTTGTGTCGACCTTGCCGATAGGTATATGAAATCTAAGTTTTTCCCGGATAAGGCATTAGATCTTCTTGATTCTGCTGGTGCAAAAGCCAAATTAATAGAAGCAAAGAATGTAACTTCGGAAATTGTCTTGGAACAGGCTTCGAAGATTGCTAAGATTCCTTCGCAGATGATGGATATGAAGGAAAACGATACCTTATCCAATCTAGCAACTAGATTGAAGGACAAGGTTTATGGCCAGGATGGTGCAATTGAAAAGCTCGTAGAAGCAATTTATTTGTCCAAATCTGGTTTGCGCAATCAGAATAAACCAATTGGAAACTTCTTATTTACAGGCCCAACTGGCACTGGTAAGACTTATCTGGCTAAGCAATTAGCGAAGCAGCTTGGTGTTCATTTTGCCAGATTTGATATGTCTGAATACATGGAAAAGCATACGGTTTCGAAGTTTATCGGTGCGCCTCCTGGTTATGTTGGACACGGCGAAGGTAAGATGGGCGAAGGTCAGTTAATTCATGTGATTGAATCCAATCCGAATTGTGTTCTGTTACTTGATGAAATTGAAAAGGCACACCCAGATGTGGTTACTGTGTTGCTTCAACTTATGGACGATGCACGGTTAACTTCTAGTAAGGGTAAGACTGTTGATGCATCTAATGTGGTTGTTATCATGTCTGCCAACCTTGGTGCAGCTGATGCTGAAAAGCTCAAGATTGGATTCGGTGATCAGGATAATTCGAGTGCAGTGGATCAGGAAATCAAACGATTCTTCTCCCCTGAATTTAGAAATAGATTAGACGCTATTGTTAAATTCAATAAGCTCACTATCAATGAGATGAATCTTATTGTTACCGCAGAAGTCGAAAAGACAGAAGTGATGCTTTCTCCCAAGAACATTACAATCAATGTCACACCTGCAGCACGTGAATGGCTTGCTCTTAAGGGATATGATCCTAAGATGGGTGCTCGTCCGTTTGAAAGACTCTTTGAAGAGAAGGTTAAGAAACCTCTTTCCAAGGAAATCTTGTTTGGTAAACTTACAAACGGTGGAAGAGTAAACATTGATGTGGTAAATGAGGATATTTCGGTAAATGCTATTGAACCTGTGCAGGAAATTTTACCGGTAATACAATGATTTATCTTGCAAAGGGTAAAGTTTATCATACCCTCTATGAGGGTAAGACAAATTCATTTGACGATCTTAGGATAATTGAAGCAGTTTCAGAAACCGAAGCATGGGACAAATATTCTAACTATTGGTCAAATCGTGGACAACCATATGGTGATTCTTATCATATCGTTGTAGATTATGTTCATGAGATGATAACCTAAAATTATCATCATAAAAAGAGGTCCTTCGGGACCTTTTCTTTTGGTCAAATATGTTTTCTTTTCTGATAAATACTAAAAAGAAGAGGAATATAATGACACTTAGAAAATCAGTTTTAATGATGACCAATACAGGCACAAACTGGAACCTTGTGGGAGATTCTATTCGTGCTGATGCATTCTACGGTTATACAGATGGACTTCATACAGTCCAGATTATCTATTCAAATTTCGTAGGAAGCTTTGGAATACAAGGTACTCTTGCATTAAATCCACAACCAGAAGATTGGTTTTGGATTAGATTAAATCCAAATGATAATGTCAATAATTATATCAATTATCCAATTGATCCATTGGCACCAACAGGATCTAATGGTGGAGATACAGGCTCAATGGCATTTTCTTTTATTGGAAATTTCACATACCTAAGAGCAGTTTTGAATAGAGATTCCATTCAACCAACTCCGGTCAATCCACAATGGGATACATGGACCTATGGTGAAATTGATAAGGTCTTATTAAGCCTATAAGGAAAATATTTTAATGTCAATAGTTGGAAGTAATTCTATAATTAATCAATTTGTACCGCCAATCCTTATAAAGGATTTAGTTAATGGTCAGGTATTGATATATGATTCTACACAGAAAGCATTTATTAATTCTGCTATATATCCGGGTAGCGGAACCGTAACCAACGTTGCAATTACAGCGCATAATGGAATTATTTCAACTGTTACAAATCCAACATCTTCCGCTTCAATAGATTTATCACTTGGCAATATAACACCAACCTCTGTTGCTACCACCGGAACAGTTACTGGTTCAAATTTATCCGGTACAAATACCGGTGATCAGACCATAACACTTACAGGGGACGTCACCGGCACGGGTACTGGGAGTTTTGCAACAATTTTAGCGAATACAGCAGTTACAGCCGGAACCTATACAAACGCAACAATCACAGTTGATTCAAAAGGCAGAATTACAAGTGCATCTAATGGAACAGGCGGCGGCCGAACATTACTTACTCAAGATACAACCTATTATGTTGCGACTACCGGAAATGATAATAATAACGGTCTAACTATCGGAACTCCGTTTGCAACAATTCAACATGCGATTGACGTGGTTTCGGACACACTTGATTTACAAAACTATTTGGTAACAATTCAAGTCGCAGATGGAACTTATAACGAATCGGTTAAATTTAAACAATTGGTCAATGGAAAAGCAAAGCTTCTAGGTAACATCACCACACCAACGAATGTTGTTATTGTTGCACCGGCAAGCCCTGGTTTTCAATGTATTTACAATGGTGCAATTGGTTGTCAATGGTCTATTAAAGGATTTAAACTCGATGGTACCAATTTAGTAAATTTTGGGTCGGTATTTTTTGGCGATGCTGGTTCGATTACAGATATTGGATATTTGGATTTTACAGCCAATAATTCAAATGTAATTCTTATAAATGTAGAAAATGGTGGGATGGTATTTGACCTTGATTACACCGATTACACAATTCATGGTTCAGCCTGGAATGCTTTTCTCTTTGGATACACTGGTGGTATTATAAATTTCCAAGCTAATTCATTGACTATTAACGATACTCCAACCGTGGGAAATGCAGTTGTGAATGCGGCCGTCGGTTCTACTGTTGTTTTCTTTGTTGGTAATACAATCACGGGTACCGTAACTGGTAAACGTTATACTGTTAGCGAAATGTCTCTCATTGATACATTTGGTAGTGGTGCAAATTATATCCCGGGAACAGTAGCAGGAACAGCAGATGGTACCACCGGTGGATTCTATGCGTAAGATAAATATCCTTATAATGAGGATAAATTTATGTTAGCTAAGAGAATTTTGAATGATGTATTTACCGGACCAGATGGTAAGACACATGATCCAGCTCGTTGGCTTTGGATCATTGGAATTCTTGCCTTCTTGGGATTCTGTGGATATGAGGTAATTTATCGATCCGGTAAGTTTGATATGGAAAGTTTTGGTCTAGCCTATAGTGCCCTTCTAGGAGGCGGAGCAGCTGGTGTAAAAATTAAAGAAAGCACTGAGCCTACTGGAACTGATAGTAGTGAGGATGACGACGATCCTCCATTACCGAAACCACCAAAGAATACCTAATTTGGTTGTGTTGCAGTGCAACAATTTATAGCATATAATCAAATCATACTATGCTCATGGTGAGATAGTTTTAAAATGTGGCTAAGAAGCACAAAGGAGAAAATATGTTTGAAACAATGTTTAACCCGGTTGAATTTTATAAGAATTTTAGCGATTCTTTCACCAAATTTCCTAAGAGTGAAACCGAAATGAAAGAATTTCTTAATAAATTGAAAAATGTATTTGAAACAGAATACAAAAATAGTAAGGTTATGTGGGAAACCTATCAAAAAGCAATGACAGGAGATGCCACTGTTAATGAAATTGCATTAGCAAATAAGAAATTGAAGGCTGCATTAACAACCGCACGTCTTGGTTTTATCTTAGCATTACCTGGAGCAATTTTTATTCTTCCTGCAATTGTTAAAATAGCGAAAGAGTACGATATTGATATTATTCCGCAGAGTGTGTATAAAGAATTTAATCTTTAAATTCTAAATTAATAACAGAAAGGATGCTATATGCATCCTTTTCTTTTGACTAAATTTTCTAAAATGCGATAAATAGTTAAATGCGAATTATTGAAATTTTATTACCAAAAAATATTACAGACAAGAGCCTTTCTTCCGGCGAAGTAAGAAGAATTGATGCATTGCAAAAAAGAATGTCTATGTATGCTGATAAAATTTTAAACCCAAATATCAATTCACGTAGTCGAGATTTCCTTAAATCAAAACTTAAAGATGATTACGATGAACTCAAAACATTAATTCCATTGCCACCACATTCTTTAAATGAAGCAATTACAAAATTGCCGCTTTCTGATAAGGATTTTGAAACTGTTAAAAAGATAATGGAAAGACCAATTCCTGCCATTATTGCTCCGATATACATTTCTGAAATTATCGAAGATAATGAATTAAATGATCAGCTAAAATCGTTAGAGGAATCAGATCCTGGAAAAGATGTGAGACCATTAATTGCAGATTGGTTTAATAGAGTAATGCCAGATCAAATGTATCGATTTGGTCAAGAGGTTGCAGACACCAACCAACAGAAAGGAACACTTTCGCCGATACATGGATATGATAGTCACTTTTATAAAGGATCCGATGATCCTATTACCGGAAATGCTTATGGATTTAGATAAATACGAATATCAGATATTATAAGGAAAATATCATGGCTCATACCAGAAAATTATATTATAAAGATGTAAATTCAACTGCATCTACTTATGTCGGAGAACCCGGAAGTGTATTTTATGATCCAACCACAACACAATTGCGTTTTGGTGACGGATCTACTCCTGGTGGAAACTTTGCTGGAGCTAGTGCAGCATCTCCAATTACGACTTCTCAGACATTATCAGCCTCCAGTCTTGGATTAACACTTGCTGTTAATTCCGGATCAGCAACCACAGTTACCATTCCGGCCGGATTGCCAACTGGATTCAGTTGTGCTATAGTCCAAATGGGAGCAGGTCAGGTTACTGTTGCCGCTGGTGCTGGTGTAACGTTAAATAACGCCAGTTCGCAATTTAAAACAAGCGGACAATATGCTACAGTTGGTATTTTAAATGTCGGAACTGATTCTTATGTTCTCTCTGGTTCTACCAGCGCATAAGGAATAAGAATGCTTCAAATATTTCTAGCAATATTTTTTTCAGCATTTTTGCATCCATCTTTGCCTTTTAGTTTAATATTATTAACACAGGTATTAGATATAATCTCAACCACAGTTGGAAGAGAAAAAGGATTGGTAGAAATTAATCCAATATCGAGAATTTTACAAGATAAAATTGGTGTGCTTCCAGGAATGATATTGTCAAAATTAATTGCAATCCTTGTTTCAGTATTTGCTACGATTCAGGTTCAATGGATTATAGTTGCATTAATGATTGGATTTATAACCAATAACATTTGGCAAATATTTCAAAAAAGATAGGAAAAGATATGTTTCAAAATGTTTTTATTGCTTCCTTAAAGCCTGGAACAAATTCACCGCCACCGAGTAATCCAACAACATGGGATCCGGCCACAGCGACTCCCGGATTGGTATTTTCTAATGGAAATTTAACAGTATCAACAAATCAATTCAACATATATTATAATGCTCGTTCAGACACTTCTGTCAGCACAGGTAAAAAATATGTTGAAGTAACAGGATATTATAGTTTTGTGTTGGGATTAGCAACATCAGGATGGAATTCAGCCGATGGCAATAGTTGGCCCGGAGATGGTTTAACCTCGTGGGGTATCTGGCCAAATGGTCCCGGTACACCAGCATCGTTATTTTATAATGGTAATCCAACAGCACTTACTGAAGATATTGATGCTACCACAACTCCAACCTTAGGACTTGCAATAGATTTCGATACAGGTAAATTTTGGTTTAGAACATCAGTTGGATGGCAGGGTGATCCTGCTGCAGAAACAGGCGAGATAGCAACATTTACTCCAAATACACCTCTATATGTTATCACCTCAATTGGTGGCGATGGAGCATCTACTACCGGTTTCGCTACTGCAAATTTCGGTGCCTCCTCCTTTTTATATGCGGTTCCATCGGGTTATACAGCATGGAATGCATAAGATAAATTAATATGTTTCAAAATATTTTTATAGCTTCGATAATTAAGAAACCAGCAGGACCGGTGATTACCGCTACATGGGATCCAGCAACAATATCAACTGGTTCCACTTTAAGCAATGGAAATTTGCACTTTACTTCAAATCCAAGCTCCCATGCATATTATGGTGCTAAGAGTACAAATTCGCATAGTTCTGGAAAATACTATTTTGAAGCGACCTTAAATTTAGATGCTTTTGGCGATTTACAAGGGGTTGTTTCCTGGGGAGTACGACCATCGAGTTGGAATCCCGGAACATTGCTCTCTACCTATGGTGACGGTTATCCGCAATTCAGTGACGGAAATTGGACTGATCCGGGACAACCACCTGTACCAGTTGTTGCTAATCAGGTGATCGGCATCGCAGTCGATTTAGATGCAGGCAAGGCGTGGGCACGTAGTCCAAGTGGATGGTTGTCACAGGATCCGACATTAAATGGTGTATCTGATTTTCCTTTCACATCCGGTGGATCTCTTATAGCATCGACACAATCATGGGGAAATGATACGGTAGGAAGCGAAACAACTGTTAATTTTGGTGCAACCGCGTTTGCCTATCCAATTCCGGCTGGTTATACTGCTTGGGGTGCATAATATGTTCCAAAATGTTTTTATATCTTCGATTTCGACAAATCAGGTAAGTTCTGGTACTACTTGGAACTCAACCTTCCACGGCCCACACGTCACCTTATCAAATGGCAACCTTACGGCTACCACGGAAAATTTTGATGATTGGTCCAAAGTAGTCGGTTCGATTTTCCAATCCATCGGTCTTCGGTATTTCGAAGCAACTCCGACCTATGGCCCATCATACTACTCGGACGGCCAGCACGAGTTCGGCGTGGGAACTGAAGCCTTTGATGCTACGAATACAACAAATGAAGGTGGAAGCGACACCACAAGCTGGGTATTGGTCGATTCCGTATTCAGAGTACAAACCAATGGTGCCTTTATCACTCCTAGCGGAACCGGCATCATTCCCGGCGATACGTTCAAGGCCGCAATCAATTTCTCTACAGGAAAAGGATGGTTGGGCAGTGTTGCAGATGGATGGGCCGGCGGCGGCGACCCGGCTGCTGGGACCACCCCCTCTTTCACGTTTACACCAAACACTGCGTTGGCACCTGTCGATGTGTTCTTCGGATCACCTGGAGTACCTGTTTCCATCACATTGAATTGTGGCGGATCGGCATTCGCAGGTGCAATTCCGGTAGGATTTACTGCCTGGAACGCATAAAATTTGACTTTCGTGATTTAAGAAACTATACTTGAATACTAGCTAAGTATTATAGTTATTCAAGGAGAAAAATAGTGGCAAAATTATCACCAGAAAATGTTGCAAGGTTGAAGCAACTTATTGCCGATGGTGTTGAAGTCCTTCAGGAATGTGAAGATCTAAAATCTGGATTAAACGATACAGTCAAATCAATTGCCGAAGAATTAGATGTCAAACCAGCAATTCTAAATAAACTAATCCGAACCATTCATAAGGGATCAATGAATGACCAACGCGAAGACTTTGACGAGTTAGAAGAGCTTTACAAGGCAGGTGGATTGGGTTAGGAATGGTACAAATAAGAGTTTCGAGAAGGCTAGATAAGATGCCTTCTTATCTACGAAATTTTCTTTTAACATTCGATCTATGGCCAACACTTAATTCTAAGAATCCAGGACTTAAAGGATTCAGTATTGCATCTATTGAAGATGATATACGTGGTATAATGATAAGTGATTGGCAACAGAATGTTGTAAATAAGAAACTAGCTCAACACAATGCTCTATTATCCTATCATAGAGCTTCAGGAAAACAAATCTTATATTTCTTAACGGAAGAAGATCAACTAATATTTAAGATGAAATATAATCAAGGAGAATAATTATTTATATCGATGCACTATTCAAACGTGGCGGTGATCAGGAAGTAATCAAAATTGTAGAAAGAGTAAATGGTAAGCGTGTTTATAGAGAATTTACACCCGATTACCATTTTTTTATCACCGACATAAAAGGAACATATAAATCCATTTATGGAGATTATGTTAAGAAGGTATCTCCAAGGACATTTGGAGAAAAACAAAAACTAATCAAATCACTTTCAAACAATGTGAAGAAATGGGAAACTGATGTAGATCCCATTTTCCGTTGTTTAGAACAAAATTATCAACACTCAGACGCTCCAGCATTAAATATCGCCTTCTTTGATATTGAAACTAGTTTTGATAAAGAGGAAGGATGGTCCGAGGCAGCCGATGCTAATAATTATATTACATCCATTTCTGTTCATTTACAGTGGATTAATGAAATTGTATGTTTAGCTATTCCACCCGAAACATTAACCTGGGATGAAGCACAGGTTATTGCTGAAGAAGTAGGAAATGTTGTTCTATTTAAGACAGAGGGTGAAATGCTTCAGGCATTTATGGATGTTATTGAAGATGCTGATGTATTAAGTGGATGGAATAGCGAGGCATATGATATTCCATATGTTGTGAATAGAGTTAAGAAAGTCTTAGGAAAGCACGAAGCTAGAAAATTATGTCTTTGGGAACAAGAACCCCGGGTGAGAGAATTTGAACGTGGTGGAAAGACACAACCAACATATGATTTAATCGGTAGAGTACACGTTGACTATCTTCAGCTTTACAAAAAATATAACTATGAAGAAAGACATAGTTATGCATTGAATGCTATCTCTGATATTGAATTAGGAGAAAGTAAGGTTGCATATGATGGTACATTAGATGAACTTTATAATGATGACTTCAAGAAGTTTCTAGAATATAACATACAGGATACAAGGTTACTTGATAAGTTAGATAGAAAGCTTCAGTTTATTGATTTGGCCAATTCGATTGCACATGCCAATTGTGTTTTAATTCAAACAACAATGGGTGCGGTTGCTGTTACAGATCAAGCTGTCTTAATGGAAGCACATAGCAAGAATATGGCATGTCCAGATAAGAAGCACAAGGATGAATCTTCATCTCGTGCGGCTGGAGCGTGGGTTGCAACTCCGAAGAAAGGATTTCATAGATGGATTGCATCAACTGATATGAAGTCATTGTATCCATCTGTTATTCGTGCCCTTAATATGAGTCCAGAAACAATTGTTGGACAGATTAAACTGGATAGAACTTATCAAGCAATTGCTGAATGGGAAGCACGAGGAAGCAAATATACATTTGCTTCATGGTGGAACGATAGATTCAATGTTCTTGAAATGGAAGAATTTTATAGTCAAGATATTGGTACCAAACTTACACTCGAAATGGAAGATGGCAATGTATTTGAAGTTACCGGAAAAGAATTATATGATTTAATCTTTGAAAGTGGTCAGCCATGGTGTATCAGTGCCAATGGTACTATTTTTAGAACAGACGAGGATGGTATTATTCCATCACTATTAACTAGATGGTACAGCGAACGTAAGATCCTCCAGGGAATTATGACAAACTATCAAGATGTGGAGGATAATCCAAAGATTGAGGGTGTTTCTGTTCCGGTAGAATTGTTTACAAATGAAGATATTAGCGATGTAGAAACTAAGGCTAATCCATTTTTGGAATCTGAATCCTATAAATCAAAAAAATTAAAGGAAATTATCGAAGAAGGACACAAGAAGCGTGTTGTTCAATATATGAATCAACATAATTTAATGGTCAAGGATGGAAAAGCAATTCATAGAGATCAGGAAACGCTTAAGAAGAAAATTATTCCATTCTGGGATAAGAGACAGTTGGTTAAGAAGATTAACTTAAACTCAGCATATGGTGCTCTTTTAAATGCAGGAAGTCGTTTCTTTGATCAACGTCTTGGACAATCAACTACCTTAACTGGTAGAACTATTACAAGACATATGGCATCTAAGACCAATGAAATGATTACCGGAGAATATGATCATTATGGTAAGGCTATTATCTATGGTGATACAGACTCGTGTTATTTTTCAGCATACCCAATTGTAAAGGATGAAATTGCTAAAGGAGAAATTGTCTGGACCAAGGAAAGTATCATTGATTTATATAATGATTTAGCAAAGGCAGTTTCAGCAACATTTCCAGAATTCTTAGATAAGAAATTAAATGTACCAATGAAAAGATCAACTGGTGTTATTGCAAGCTCTAGAGAAACTATTTCAGAAACCGGTATTTGGATTGTTAAGAAGCGTTATGCTTGTTTAATGTATGATAAGGATGGAATTAGATTGGATATTGGTGGAAAACCAGGCAAAGTAAAAGCCATGGGGTTGGATTTAAAGAGGGCCGATACACCAAAATTTGTGCAGGAGTTCTTATCAGAAATTTTACTTGATACCTTATTAAGTAAGGGAGAGGATTTTGTAATTGAAAAGATTCGAAACTTCAAGGAAAAATTTGAAAGTTTGAAACCATGGCAACAGGGTACTCCACGAGCAGTTAATAAACTATCCTTTTATAGGGAAAAAGAAGAATTACATGCCTCAAGAAAGGCAAGTGGAACTGCCACAGGTGGTGTGACCATGCCAGGTCACGTTAGAGCAAGTTTGGCATGGAATAGATTGAAAGAAATTCATAGAGATCAGCACTCAATGAAGATTATTGATGGTCAGAAAATTATTGTTTGTAAACTTAAACAGACAACCGATAATACTCTTACTAGCATTGCATATCCAGTTGATGAAAGTCATTTACCGGATTGGTTTATTGAACTTCCATTTGATAGTGATGATATGATGTCTGGTATTGTGGATCAGAAGGTAAAGAATCTCTTGGGAGTTTTAAATTGGGACCTAACCAGAACCGATAAGGAACATGCTCATCTAGAGACTCTTTTTGATTTTTCAGCAATTTAAGAGTTGACTTTCTATAGGAAAAATGTAACAATATTTTATTCAATATGCGTAGGCATGATCTAAATAAAGAAATAATTTTAAGGAAAAATAATGAGTTTAGTTGATGATTTCAAAGATATTATAAAGCATACTCATTCACTTGGGTTATTTGAAGCAGTTAAATTAATGGGCTCTTCGAATGATGCTAAGATTGAAGCAATGGATGCAGATAGAACTGTGGTTCTATATGGAAGTATGTACCAGCCAATTACAGGAATTGACTCTACAGTCGGAGTTTCAAGAATGGCAATTCTAAAAGGATATTTAGATTTTCCATTATTTGGTAGTGACAAATCGAATACAACGGTTATTACTGAAAATAGGAATAATGTGGTAGTTCCGACTGAAATTAAATTTGATAGTGGAACAGGTCATACTGCCAATTACCGATTTATGAGTGAGGCAATGGTAACAGAAACTGTAAAGGTTCCGCCATTTAGAGGTGCAAATTGGAATATTTCATTTGAACCAGAAAAGAAAAAGATTTCCGAACTTGCTTATTTCCAAGGAATTCTAGGATCTTTTGAAAAGAGATTTATTGTTTCGGTTAACAACGGAACATTAATGTTTAGCATTGGATCTGGTCCTACTGATAGAACAGTTGTGCCTTTTGCAACAAATATCACCGGAACATTGAAATTATCCTGGTCGTGGCCACTTGCACAGGTACTCAATATTCTTAAATTAAGTGACACCGCTGAAAAGACAGTTATGAAATTTTCAGATCAGGGTGCATTAATGATTGAAATTGATAGTGGTATTGGAAAATACGAATATATTCTTCCAGCTGTCAAGGGATAATATGGAAGATATTGATAGGACCTTTGAACGACTTAAAAAGATAACTTTTGAAGATTTGTTAAAAAAGGTATTTAACAATAAACGACAGACAATAGAAGAATTTCATAAGACTCTAGAAGAAAATTATTGGACATACGAAGAATATGTTATTGAATATGATAGAGTTATCAACCGATATATAAAGAATGCCCAAATTAGATCTTACCAAAAGACATATTGAAGGTGGCTGGGCAAAATACCTCCCAGCCATTAGTGGTTTTTATGCCACACATTTAGGAAAGGCAGCGGCCGATCCTAATTTTGTACCACCTGAACGAGTTCCTGAAAATTTTGAATTAGGATTACAAGGACTCAATTTCTTAGACGAAGATAATAGTTACTTCAATTATAAATTCGCTCTATATTCTGCTGGTCACGCGGAACGCAATTTATCTAAAATGGTAGAACGCGAACCAATGATACATAAGAGAGATAGAGAGAAAACAATATTAATTGGCGACTCAGGTGGATTTCAGATTGCAACCGGTGTAATTAAATTAGATTGGAAAACAGTGAAAGGTCCAGAGGGAGATAAACTTAGAGAGGAAATTCTAAGATATCTCGAGGCAACTTCCGATTGGTCAATGACACTGGATGTACCAGCATTTGCAGCACTTCCACCATTGAGTGAAAAAACAGGATTAACTAAATTTTCCGACTGTTTGGATGTAACCGAACATAATCTTCATTATTTCATGAAAAATAGAGTACCGGGAGCAACAAAGTTCTTGAATGTATTATCTGGTAGCGATAATCAGAATTCCAAAGAATGGTATGAAAGAGTAAAATATTTCAGTATGCCCGAGATGGTAGAGGCAATGGGATATAGCAAGGATAGAACATTAGAAGGATGGGCCTTTGCTGGTATTAATATGAAGAATATGGCCACTGTTCTAAACAGGATAGTTGATCTTCGAAAAGACAACCTGCTTGCTGGAAAAGATTGGATTCACTTCTTAGGAATTGGTAGATTAGATTGGGCATGTTATTTGACTTCTATTGAAAGAAATTTAAAGAAGCATTATAATCCAAATATTAATATTAGTTTCGATGCTGCATCTCCTTTTGTTGCTGCAGGTGGTTATGCACTTTCGTACAATTACAATTATTTCAAACCAGAACAATTAACCTATGCAATGGGTAGGGGGATTGATGATAAGAAATTAAAGAATAAGAAAATTGCAATGCCATTTCAAGGTCCGATTATGGAAAGATTGTATGCAAGTGATATGTGTGTTCTTGGTCCTGGAGATCTTAATAAACATAACAAAGAAGGCAAGACTAGTTGGGATACAACTACCTATGCACTGGTAATGGCACATAACGTATATAATCACATTCAAGCTATTCAGGAAATTAATAGATTAGCCGATATGGATTATGCTTCCAGGGAAAATATTGATTATAGAGATTGGTATCAGAGTAGAAATAAAAAGAGTCTGAGTGATTTTGTTCCTAGCACAATTTTATATTTTAACGATTTTGTTTCTAAGTTATTAGATCCCGATAATAAAGATCCTTATGGAATGATTAAGGAAAATGAAACATTTCTTGAT